GAAGCTATGTACTCCCAATTCTCTTTATTTGGAATGGCGCCGGTTGTTTTTATCAATGTTCTTGATCCGAAGAAACATAAGAAGACGTTAGCGTCTACTGAAAAACAAATTCAGGACAAAGTCGTAACCATTGAAGACCCCGTATTACTCAACACGTTAAAGGTATCTGCTACCAATGGGGGCGCGGCAGCAACTATCAATGTTGATTACACAGCGGCGTTTAACGATGAAGGCAAATTGTTGATTGGCGTCGTAGCTACAGGCGCACTCAAAAGCGCAACATCTGTTTGGGTAACTTATGATTATGTAGACCCATCTATGGTAACTGCCGACGATATCGTAGGCGGTGTGGATACAGAAGGTAAGCGTAAAGGTTTGGAACTTATTAATGAAGTATTCCCTCGCTTTGGCTTAATCCCTGGTAACTTATTGGCGCCGGGCTGGTCTCATAACACGCTTGTAGCAGCAGTTATGAAAGCAAAAGAAACTACTATTAATGGTATGTTCCAGGCTATGTCCTTATGCGATGCACCAACAGATGAAATTAAAAAAGCAACTGCAGTTAGCGAATGGAAGAATAAAAAGAACTACGTCGACGAACGTCAAATCTTATGTTGGCCAAAAGTAGCGTTAGCTAATCGCCAATTCCATCTATCCACACAACTCGCAGGTCTTATGGCTAAAACAGACGCCAAATATGACGATATCCCTTATAAGTCTCCGTCCAATGAGTCTTTGCAAGCAGATAGTGCTGTATTGAAAGACGGTACTGAAATCTATTTAGGCCCAGATGAAGCCGCATATTTGAACGGCCAAGGTGTCGTTACTGCGCTTAATTTCATCGGCGGTTGGAGAGCCTGGGGCAATCGTACCACAGTGTACCCATCTAATACAGATGTTAAGGATTCTTTTATTCCTGTACGCCGTATGTTTAACTGGGTATCCAATACGTTGATTACTTCTTTCTGGTCTAAAATTGATGACCCAGGAAATAAACGATTGATTAATAACGTCGTAAATAGTGCCAACGCTTGGCTAAATGGCCATGTAGCATCTGGCGCACTTCTTGGCGCCCGTGTTGAATTTTTGGAATCTGAAAACCCAATAACAGATTTGTTGAACGGAATTTATCGATTCCATGTATATTTAGGTGTGCCAACACCGGCTCGTGAAGTTGATTTCATCCAAGAATATGATTCGTCTTACATGAGCACATTATTTAATTAAGAGGGAGGTAACTCATGGCTAAACATAGAGATAAGTTGATTGACTTTGCCATTTTTAGCTCTGGCAGAGAATTATATGGTTACGCCGATGTAACCTTACCTGATATCGAATTTATCAGCGATACCATCAAGGGCGCAGGCATTGCGGGCGAAGTTGATTTGGGCGTACTCGGTCAAACTAAGGCAATGAACATGTCCATTAAATGGAATACCATTGATAAAGATGTGACCGACCTTGCTAGTCAAAAGGTGCATGATATCGAAATTCGTGGTGCGCAACAATTATATGATTCTGCTAAAGGTGAATTAGTACCGGAAGCGGTTAGCGTATATGCCAAAGTGATGCCTAAGAAAATCGGTCTTGGCAAGTTTGAACAAGCAAGTAAAACCGATACCTCTACAGAATTTGAAATTGTATATTTCAAAATGACTGTTGGTGGTAAAACACGTACTGAAATCGATAAATTCAACTATGTTTGTGTAATCAATGGCGTTGATTACTTGGCATCTGTAAGGGAGGCATTGGGTAAATAATGGCTACATATGATCGCGAAAAACTAATTGATGGTTTAAACAATTTAACTGGGTTTGACTTCACAAAGGCGGAACTTCGTGTCCGCCGTGAAGGCGATATGACCCCAGACGTTACATTTTCTAAACGGTTTCAGGCAGAAGTTGCCGCCATAGCATTAAAGGAAAGTGCAAAGGTATTAATGACAATGCCAATCTCTGAATTTACTGAAATGTGCGCAGAGGTAAGCGTTTTTTTATTGCGTGGTTCGGCAGAGAAAATGGGACTTCTCCCGGACAACAATGCCGAAGAATTGCCATCCGACTTAGAGAGTGCGGAGGCATAGACTTTTGGATGTCTACCCCAATCGCTGAAATAGCAGATTGGATAGACGATTTAGAATTTGTTCTTGAAGATGAAAAGCGCTTGAGGGAGGAAGAGGAATAATCCATCAAGCGCTTTTTGCGTACACAAATTTAAAAGAAAGGAGGAACTATGGCGGGTAAAGTATTTGAGATTGCTTTTGCAATAAACGGCGCCTTAGCTCAAGGGTTTAAGACGTCGATGCAGCAAGCCAAGGGTACGTTGACGCAATACGGCTCTAAAATGACCGAGTTGAAAGCGCAACAAAGGGCTTTGGATTCTGCATTAAAGCAAGGCGTTATCTCCATGGACTCGTACCGCAACGCAACGGAGAAAGTTGGTAAGGCGCTAGACCAAACGGCAGCTAAAGACGCAAAACTCAGAAAAGCAATGCAAAATAAAATTGCCGCTGACGCTAATGCTAAAAGTGCTCGTAGTGATTTAGGTAGCACTATGGCTACTACTGCTGTAATGGCCGCTCCGCTCGTAGGGATGCTATCTAAAGCTGCAGACTTTGAAGCAGTGATGTCAAAGGTAAAGGCAATCACCGTATCTGATGATAAGGCAATGCAACAATTGACGGCCACCGCTCGTGAACTTGGCGAGAAAACAATGTTCTCAGCTACGCAAGCGGGCGAAGCTATGACATATCTCGGTATGGCGGGTTGGAATTCCCAACAAATCATGGCAGGTATGCCAGGGCTTTTGAACTTAGCTGCGGCTAGTAATACAGATTTGGCGCGTACTGCTGACATCGTATCCGATGACCTTACCGCGTTTGGATTAAGTGCAGAACATGCAGGGCATATGGCGGACGTATTTGCTAAAACCACCACTAAGACAAATACAACTGTCGAAATGATGGGCGAAACAATGAAGTACGCTGCACCAGTAGCGCACGCCTTTGGTGCAAGCTTAGAAGAAACGGCCGCACTTACGGGTCTTATGGCCAACAGTGGTATTAAGGCATCTGCAGCCGGTACTGCATTACGTTCCGGTTTCTTACGTTTGGCAGGCACTTCCTCGAAATCTACTAAAGCGATTGAGGAAATGGGGCTTTCATTAAGTGAAGCTACAGCGCAACAAGAAGAAGCCAAAGCCGCACTAGACAGCCTAGGTATTGCGATGAACGATACCAACGGGCCACGTAAGATGGGCGAAATCGTTCGCGACTTAGCAGATAAGACTAAGGATATGAGCAAGGAGCAAAAACTTGCTACACTTGCGACTATCTTCGGCACGAACGCTGCATCAGCTTGGGTAGCTGTAATTGATCAAGGGCCAGATGCGTTAGATAATTTAACGAAAGAACTAGAAAACAGTGACGGCGCCGCTGAGGAAATGGCTAAAACGATGCAAAATAATGCACGCGGCGCTATGATACGGTTGCAATCAGCAACAGAATCTGTGGCAATTTCAATCGGTAGTACTATGCTTCCTACTCTTGCCCAGTTGGGGGATTCTTTAGCAAACGAAGCAGCATATGTGTCAAAAGTAGCTAGTGAACACCCCGAACTTACGGAAGCGATAATCAAAACAAGCGTTGCCGTAGCGGGGATGGTAATTGCCTATAAAGCAGTGAAAGCGGTTTACTTCAGCGTAACGGCGGCCCATGCGGCTTATCGGCTTATGATGGAATCAGAACGTGTAGCTACGATTAGAAGTACTATTGCATCAGGCATTCATAGAGCCGGTATGATAGCAAGCAGTATCGCTATGTATGCGACTACTGCAGCACAATGGGCGTTGAATGCGGCGATGAGTGCTAATCCGATAGGATTGGTGATATTAGCTATCGCCGCATTAATTGGTGTTTTGGCATGGTTAGTCACTCATTTTGAAATTGTGTCCGACTTCTGCACCTCGATGTGGGAATCCCCTACAGCTGCCATTATCGCGTTCATGGCCGGCCCTATAGGATGGCTGATTTATGCGGCAATGGGGTTAATTGCTAACTGGGACCAAGTGAAAGCCTGGTTCACTCTATTATGGGAAGACCCTAAAGCAGCGCTTGGCCAATTCTATGACTGGGTGATGAGTAAACTCGGAGGTCTGTTTGATTGGATTAGTGAAAAATGGGAATGGGTTAGATCCATTTTTAGTAAACCAATTCAAGCAAGAGTAGAGGGCACGGCAACGGCCAATGGACAATCCGTACAGCATAATGCAAAAGGCGGTATTTATGGCAAAGGGGCATTCCTTACTACGTTTGCCGAAGAATCTGATGAAGCTGCGATTCCTATCAATGGTACGCCAAGGGCCGAAGCCTTATGGCGTCAAACTGGTGCTATGATGGGGCTTTTCCCTGGTGAAGGCAACTCTGCAGTATCTGTATCAGCACCAATCAACATCACTATTAATGGTAATGCGGATGCAAGCGCCGTACAACAAATTAAAAGTGCTGTAGGCGGAGCGATGGATGACCTAGAAGCAAGACTTGCTGAAATCCAAAATCGGAAAGGGCGTGTAAGCTATGCCTAGTAATTTGCGATATGTTACTGTCAAACTGCAGTATGACCAAAAGGACATCACACAAGACCTGGTTCCATATTTAAAGGATTTCAGCTTTAACGACGTCATGTCCGGAGAAGCTGATGATATATCAATTACACTACATGATATAGAAGAGCTTTGGATGTCCGATTGGTTCCCTGAAAAAGGGGCTAAGTTAACCGCATCAATCGTGTTTCACAACTGGAATGAACTCGGGGACGAGATAGAAATGAAATGCGGACAGTTTGAAATTGATGAAATTACTTGTAAAAATCCACCGCATGAGGTCACCATAGGGGCTGTTAGTGTTCCAGATGAATCCAAGTTAAGAGGGGAATTAAAGAGTAAGTCATGGGAGAAGACTACGCTCAAATCTGTTGCGGATGAACTGGCAAAAGGTGCAGGGCTTGAATTGTTTTATGATACGCCTGAAACAATTAATTTAGATCGTGTCGAGCAATCGGACCAATCTGATTTAGAATTCTTGATGAAAGTTTGTAAGGATAACGGACTGGCGTTAAAGGTTTCAGATAAGCAAGTGATTATTTTTGATGAAACAAAATTTGAAACAGAAAAAGTAGTCGCAACGCTAATTAAGGGGCCAATGCCTACAGACCTTACAGAAGAACAAATTAAGGAGCTTGGGGAAGTCATTCCTTATCAAGGTAGCTATTCTTTAAAGACGTCATTAAAGGATGTGTATTGGGGGTGCCACGTAAAGCACAAGAGCACTAAGCAGAAAAGCAATATTGAATATACGTTCAAAGACCCAAACAAAACACAAGGCAAGATATTGCAAGTTAACCAGGGATGTGAGTCTCAAGCCGAAGCTGAGCGTTTGGCCAAGAAAAAGCTGCGAGAAAAGAACAAGAATGAAATTACTGGTTCTGTTGCTATGCTTGGACATATCGTGCTGGCCGCATCAGCCACAATCAATTTAAAAGGGTTTGGTAAATTCGACGGTAAGTATATCATTAGCAAATGCTCCCATAAGGTAGGGGGCGGATATACACAAAGCCTAGATATAAGGAGGTGCCTAGATGGATATTAGTGTAGCGTTAAAAAATTTAATTCGTGACGGCATCGTATCTAGTACTGACCCCGCTACCATGACGGCAAGAGTAACATTTCCGGACCGCGATGATTTAGTATCGTATCCACTCGAAGTACTTTCACACGGATCACAAGATAATAAACATTACTGGATGCCGGGTGTTGGCGAACAGGTATTGTGTTTATTTCTACCTCAAGATAATAATTTGTCCCAGGGCTACATCTTAGGCACTACTTACAATGCCAAGGATAAGCCCTCTTTTAATGGACAGAATATCCACGGCATCAAATTTGCGGACGGCTCGACCGTCTCCTATGATGCGGACGGTGGAGGGCTCGTCATTAATTGTACTGGCAACTTAACTATCAACGCCCCTTCAGGGGACGTAGTGGTTAACGGAATTAGTTTAGTGTCACATACACATGGCGGGGTTGTTCCTGGTGGCGGAAGTACAGGAACGCCGAATTGATAGGAGGTGAGTAACATATCTTTATTTAGTAAATTAGGTAGTACTGCTGCCAATTATAAGAAGAACCTTAATTCACAAGGTTTAAAGAATTTACAAAATACGCAATTAGGCGATGTGGCTTACTCTCGCCTATCTAATCTAGCGGATAAGTTTGGCCTGGGAGGATACCTACCGCAACGCCAATTAGGAAGTTTTGGAAAAATTGTGTTTGTAGCATCCTCTCATACTGTGCGTACGTTCGATGCCTTGGCACGGAATATCAGTGCACGAACAGCGTCCCACGAAATCATAGGACAGAAACCAATACTTGAATTCTTGGGACCTGATGCGGATGATATTTCTTTTACGATGAATTTTAATAAGCTATTGGGCGTTGACCCTCTAAAAGAAATTGAAGAAGCGGCCAAGATGTGCCGAGAAGGACAAGCCGAACAGTTGATTATTAATGGTAAACCATTTAGTGAGCATAAATTACTGATTACAAGTATAAGTGCCGCCATGAATACGATTGATAATCGAGGTAATGTATTATCCGCATCTATTAATGTAACGCTGAAGGAGGCTCCCGATATTCCTAAAGTTGTAATCACACCTAAACAAGGAGGCGATACAAATGCAAATTGACGTAAGCGCTCGTCTTGACGGCATTGATTTTGCCCCTAAGGATATTCTTATTGAGATTATTCAAAATGTGCGAACCATTATTTCTACAACGCAATTTTCTGTACCGCTTGATAGGCGATTTGGTATTGATGGTACCGTCATCGACTTGCCTCTACCTGTAGCGATGGCCAGAATATCCGCGGAGGTGATTCGGGCCATTACTGAATATGAGCCACGTTGCAGAGTTGTGTCCGTTGACTTTGAAAGAACGGAAGCAACAGATGCGGAAGAAGGACATTTGTTGCCTAAGGTATCAATTGCTATAAAAGACGAATGGCTAGAAAGTGTAGGTGGCTATGAATCAATATAGAACCATCCAAGGGGATATGTGGGACGGTATCGCATTTAAAGTCTATGGTAGCGAAGCTTACATGAATGTACTGTTAGAAGCTAATCAAGAGTACGCTCAATATGTGATATTCCCTGCTAATCTTATTCTGAAATGCCCTGATGTAGATATAAGGGCGACTATTAATTTACCACCGTGGAGGCGATAATAATGAATTTACCAGAAATCAACTTTGTCACGGCGGATAAAGAAGCCGTTGAGAAGGAAATATTCGCCCTCTACGCCTCTGTTACTGGGCGAAAGTTAGCACCGGCGGACCCTATTCGCTTATTCCTATTAACGATTACTAATATTGTGATTTTATTGCTAAACCGCATCAACGATACGGGCAAGCAGAATCTTCTGGCATATGCTAGAGGCAACAACCTAGACCATATAGGTATAGCCCTAGGCGTAGAACGCTTACAAGCTACGGGCGCGGTCACTACTATGAAGTTGACTGCATCAATGGCACGGCCTGAAGGGATAGCTATTCCAAAAGGCACACGCTTCACGTCCGGTGATAATGTGTTTTTTGCAACTACTGAGCCTTACTACTTATCAGCTACTGAAACCATGATACAAGTAAGGGCTGTATGTACGGAAGCTTCAGCTAAAGGGAATGGCTATCCAGTAGGGTCAATTACCATTCTTGTGGATCCAATCCCATATATCGCTAGTGTAACCAATATTACAATCTCAGAAGGTGGTGCTGACACTGAATCAGACGATGCTTTTCGCGAACGTATTAGAGAAGCACCTGAAAGCTTTTCTTGTGCCGGTGCGGAAGGGGCCTATGAGTTTTTTACCAAAAAAGCATCCGCTCTTATTAGTTCCGTAAAAGTGGTATCCCCTAAGCCGGGAGATGTGGTTGTATATCCTGGTCTAGTATCGGGGGAAATTGCTGGAGAAGAAATTCTTAAATTAGTGGAAGCCACTCTCACTGATAAGAAGGTGCGGCCACTTACCGATAATGTATCTGTAAAAGCGCCAATTGCTAAGAATTATAGTATCGATATTCAGTACTATATTGATTCAGATAATTCGTATTACGCAGACACGATTAAAAGCAGCGTTGATGCGGCTGTTACGGATTACATAACATGGCAATCCGGAAAAGTAGGGCGCGACATCATTCCTTCTGAATTGATTCGGCGTGTAATGGAAGCAGGGGCTAAGCGTGTTAGTGTAACATCGCCTATATTTACCGTCGTGAAAGACGGTAAGAAAGAAGAGGGCTATCAAGTGGAATTGGCGCAGTGTACTGGTAAGACTATCACATATGGAGGTGTAGAGCATGAATGATCTCTACAAATTCAAATTAAAGGATACGCTGCCGAGCTCGATTGCTAATGATGCTAATGTTC